GCTAGAAATGAGATAGAGTTCTTATTCTCATCTTCCGGGGCAATCGGCATAGTGCCAATGATATAAGGCTTTGAAACTAACCCTGCATGTGCACCATCTACGAAAAATCCAAGTACCCGTGAGCCTTCTACGAACTGCGGTGTATCACCAACACCATTAAGTGATGGGGATGTAGTGGGAAGAATTGGTATACACCAAGGTAGATCTTCTTTTAGAGTTTTACCAACAGGAGGCAGCTCGTAAAAATTATAAATCTGCACCTGAACCATACCAGCTCTTTCAGGGTCATTAATATTTTCAACGCGGCCTTGCCACCATACTAGATTATTCATAATTAACTTTTCTCCGGTTCAGCGCGCATAAGATTACATGAGATAACATGCTGCGGTCTTTCAGTGTTTAAAATCATATGACGTAGATGAGTAATAAGATAGTATCCACTATCATCTGACAACTCTGATCCGCTTTGAGGGTCTGAGCTTTCTCTACCAGTACTTATAGAGCGTGGAAACTGGCATTCAATTACATCACCTACAGAAATATTTGAATCACCGTAAACCATGATCTGTGCTTCGTATTGAGATATTCTTAGAAGAAGCTCTCTGCGACTTACAAGCACTTCATTAAGATGGGTAAATTCTGTACTTGTTATATTTTCAGCGCGTGTTACAGTGTCAAATGCTCTTAATGCCTCTGTTGATGTAAGCTCTGCAATGCCTCCGAACCCTCCTACTCTTGCTGGTGTAGAATTCTCACCTGTCTGTGGGTTAGTCGTTACTGCTACAGTATTTACACCAGCCGCTCTTCCTTCAGCTAAGTTACCTGAACTAGAAATATTATAGGCTAATATGTTACGGATTTTAACTGCTGATTGGTTTTGGTTGCGTAAATGGTCGTAGAAGAATACAGCGTCCGATTGATCACCGCGTAATTTCTTTTTACCATCACTTATAAGCCATTCAATAGGTTTGAAATAGTAGCCATCTTTACGCTCAAAGAATGTATAGAGAGAATGACCCTCAGACGACCTATTAGTTAAAAGAGCAAGTTGATGAATTACTTCAAACGGTCTTCTATTTTGATCACGTAATACTTTAACTTGCTTTGAGTTTTTAGCGATTATTCCATTACCTCTATCAATGGCAAGTCTGTGTGGTTTTCTACCAAAATCACCGCCTACTAAGCTCTGAACAGGCGGCGATATCTTTTCCGTAACGATCTTTTCAATTAGCGTACCAGAGTTATCATCCAGGCGAAAATCACCCATGGGTATATCTTCAGCTGCTATTCCTTCAACGCTAACAAGCTCAACGTTGTATGTTTTCATAGTAAGACCAGGTACGTCTACCTTATTAAATATTCTATTGACTTGTAAGAAGTATTCATTAGAACTTGCTCCAGGAGTTTGAAATACAAATTTAACAATATCGTTTTCTTTAATCTTAAAATCATCTCTTAGGTTAATAGCATCTGCAAATGTCATTGTACAGAACATTACAGGCGATACAATACTTTCATAGATGTGTATTTCTGTTACTTGACCTTTAATATCAAAAGCAGTTTCATTCTTATAGATTGCTAGGTGTAATATATTGACATCACCGTTGCCAGTATCATTACCTACTATTTTACTAGGATTAGAAACCTCAACCCTGTTTTCTGCTCTATAAGCTAGATCTCTAAACCCCTGTTTAGCACCTCTTACTATAGCGCTTACTAATCCACTCATTGTGACCTCATGACTCTAATTAGTTCTTGTTCAGAACGCGGAGCTTGCATCGCATCCATAAGAACAATTTGTTTCTTAGCTTCATTTTGATCATATTCATAATCATAATACGTGACGGGTTCCCAATATCTCGAATTAGTGTATGCAGCTGTTGTAGCTAAGAAGTTGTTAACCTCAACTACTGTAGCCTGGGCACCTGATTCCTTGCCGATAATTGTAGTGTTTACTTTAAACAGCTTTTGTAGATGTTGAACCGTTAAGGTTGAATCATCTGCATAGGTACAAAATCCATATGTGGTAGCATCGTTTTGCTGTTGAATTTCTTCACCAATAATAAACGTACCAGTAGCATTACTAAAGTTAATTGAACCAACTCTATTTGTATTAAGAATCTGATTATCTTGCTTTCTTATATAAGCTTTGACATTTAAGTTATAATCTAGAATAGGCTCCCAATACTTTTTCGTACCTGTCTGTAAATTATCATATGCTTCTATTGTAAGGCCACCTGTAAATGTTGCCCAGTTCAGTCTATAATGAGATATTTTACGCTGTGCGGTCTCAATTGAACCGTATTTGTTTATGATAAACTGATCAAAATCATAAGAACTTAGTGCCATATCATAATAGGGATCTATAACTTCGTTAGCAAACCAGATGAGCCATGAGTATCCAGCGCTCTTATAATACTGATAAGAAAGTGTATCAGCGCGAACTTCCCCGCTGTTAGTATACGGGAAAAAGAGCTGATTATTATTCTTCGTAGCATCACTTAACTTTGCACGCGCCATAATATTACGCGCTATTTTGCCGTCATATGTGATTGTAGGTATTTTATTAAAGAAATTCATATTTAACCTATGGGGCTGGCGCAGCAGCTGCTGGAGGTGGTGGGTTAGTTACTGTACCCTTTGTTGATATTCCTTGTTCTTGCAAGAATGCATCAAGTGCTACTCTGTCATCGAAAGTACCTAAAGTTACAGGTGGGATTTCAATTAGTGTCGCATCTTGTGTGGTTGTTCGTCTGTCATTTTCATCAAACACAACAACAAATTTACCTTCAGCATTTTGTGTTATTGTAACTTGACCAGCAGGGCGGATCCCTGCTCCTGGGTTGAAGTCGAAAATAAGGCCCTCTAAGGAATCAAGAATAGAACTTCTATCAGGTACAGTTATGGTAACACTGGTTGCAGTCTCACCTTCTACTGGCGGTTTTAATGTATCAAGAGCATCATCAACAGTTGCAATTGCATCGAGGTCGTCCACATCGGGGATTTGATCAAAAAATACTTCTACCCCTGCTTGAAGAAATTCTTTACCAACTGTACCCGCAACACCAAAAGCGATTTCTGCACCTGCTCCAATAACATTTGGTACCTGGATCTGTCCTGTTATTGCATCTCTTTCATTTGCTACAAGACCGACCGTTTCTATTGTACCGTTTGCGCCGGCGCGCTCGACCATTTCAGGGTCCCAATCATCGGATAGCAGATATTCTATTTCTTTGAAGTTAATTGTAAGCTGATATGATATGGGTAACTGTGTGCCTTCAAAAAAACCAGGTGTGCCAAATGCATTATAATTAGCATTTACGCCTGACATAAAGCATTTTTTAATTTTAATAATACTCTCAGTCGAATGCCCATGCTCTCCACGTCTAGTGCCCTTGCCATCCCATGGGTAAAAATTGAGCTGACATATATGGGGATAATTTAATACAGCGCCACCATTGTCCCTGTTGTTTGACGGAAGAGCGCGTGCTTTAAGGTTGCGTATGAGTTTATCTATTGTAGCTGATTCGGTCGGGTTTTTAGGATAAAATGCCCATGTTAAAGTAAAGTCTCTTAATACAGGGCCCTGAAAAGCCACTGAAGGATTGGGGTTAGGAGCCGCACCCATCTTTTGCTGTATAGCCGAGGATATTTGCTCAGCGGGCACTAAGGATTGTAAAGCACCTGCGAGCCCAGTTGCGAGGCTCCCAGCTAATCCAGCTAATTTTCCATTATCCGCAGTCAATCTACCGAAACCTCTAGAGGTCGCGCTTATTCCTGCCTGAGCTAGGTTACCAATATTTCTTAACGCTGCAGCCTCACCTAACCCCGCTCTTTTGTTTGTATCTAAAAAGTCACCTACGGTTTCGAGATTGACAGGGCTATAGCCAACAGTAGTATCGTCTCTTAACTCTGTGGGTAAAGGCAAGTGTACAATATATGTTGGTGTAAATTCAGAAAGCGTAAAAGCATTGTTGTTTCGCTTATACGGTCCAATACTTAATTGAGTATAATAAATTCCTAGTGCTTGAGCCATTTATTACACCACCGAAACAATTTCAACAGTACCATCTTTTATAGTAGCACCAATGCGGGTTATAGGGTCAGATGCATTAAGAAAATCATTTGTAGACATACGACCGAAGCGGCTTTTTGTGAGATTAGCTCTTGTTGCGCGAACAGTGTTGACACCTGCTATAGCATAAAAAGCATCCCCTACAGTAGACATAGCATTGTCCGTTGTAATATTAGACGTCTCTTTAATATTTCCAACAGATGCGCCAGCAGTCTGAAGCAGAGAATCTGCCGTTGTCTGTGCTATTGAGGAAGCCCCTGCGCTGTGTCCGCGAGCAGCTGTACTAACAACAGGATCAGTTATTCTTTTTGTGAATGGTTTACGAGCAGCTTTAACATAGTCGCTAACATTAAAAGCCATTGAGATTATCCTTGATAAATATAACGCATCGATCTATTTATACGAGTTTATATGAACAATGGCTTATAAGGGTGTTTTCAGGGCGCAAAACCCTCATAAATACAAAGGTGATCCGACCAATATTATTTATAGATCGAGGTGGGAATTAATCGTAATGCAAAAGTTTGATTCGCATCCCGATGTATTAGAGTGGTCAAGTGAAGAGATAATACTGAGATATCGTTCTCCTGTTGATGGTAAAGTACATAGATACTTTCCAGACTTCTGGGTCAAGAAGAAAGATAGATCAGGCAAGATTGTTCAAGATCTGATTGAAGTAAAACCTTATAATCAGACTAAACCACCTGCCATCATGGAAGGTAAGCCTAATAGGCGTTACTTGAATGAGGTCATGACCTGGGG